AGGATTCTCAAAATATTTGAACCACTCAATGTCAAACAGCATGTCTCCACTTCGCATAGGAAGATTCATATAAAGACATGAGAAAAGATATGGCCCCATGGAAACTGCAAGTTGATTTAGAACTTCTTCTCCAAAACGCTCGGGATAAGTTATTTTTCCTTCAGGATCACTGATTCGTTGAGTAGTTCCATCAGAGTTCTCAACAGTTGTTTCTCTGCATGCTCTTTCAAGACTACAATAAAAAGGTTCATTTTCTTCAATGTAACTCAGTAAATCTCTCTCAAACCATCTAGTACCTACGACAATAACTTCCATTGACATGTCGGTTAGTAATGGGTAGACAAGTCTATGAGTACCTATGGCCGAGTCAATGTCTCCTTTTGATGGAATTACATTATCACTTGTAAGGTCATCTAAGTCTGGAGCAACTGTGTCGTCTTCAATTATAATATCATAGTGCCTAGACACTACCTTGTTTCTAATGCCTGCTGCTTCAAACGTAGCTTCTGGATGTGATTTGGTTCTCTTAATCTGAGCTGCGTCTTGTTTCCAGACACAATTAGAATCAGGTAAGAGCTCCGGGAACAAAGCCTTAAAAAGATCGTTGTCCTCAAAATGAGAACGTATGGAAGCAAGCTTCTTACAAGCATTTGTAGCTGTATTTTGAAGCAGCAGAACTCGAATGTTTGGATCATTAACTGCTCGCCAAATTGGGTAAGCAATAGTGACTAGAGTACTCTTCAACCAACCGCGAGGGAGAGTAATTTTCTTTCTGTTTTTTGATCTGTCAGAAAGTAAGGCACAAAGTTCTCCATGAATATGAGGTACAAGCCAATCATAGCCAAGAATAGCTTTGGCGAAGAAATAAAGGTCAGTCTTGGCGTTTTCTCTAAGACTGGCAAGAGTTCCTGCATCTAGGATTTCATCCTGAGCAAGTTCTACTTCGGGTTGAGTTAAGTCCGAAATCATCCAACATCCTTTATAACCTGAGACTCTTTAAGAGAAACTTGTAATAGTTGAAGTTGTTCGGCATTTATAGTAATTGGACGAATAGAGTTATGATCTCCGCCAAGAACTTTGTCTAAGATTGCAACACTTGCTCTATGAGCAATGGATTCATCAAAACTATCAATAAGAAGTCCTAGTTTTTCCGCCGCAGCCACGGACTTACAGTCTAAAACCGCCTTGGCTCGGGCGGGTGTGCTTGCAAGTTGCTCGTCTGAAGCCCGCGTGATACTACCTCTACGCCGAGCAATCTCATCAATATATAAGGGACTTTGAGAAACATTACTAACTGTCTGTGTGGTTATGCCTAGAATCTCTGCAATGTTCTTCCTGTCATATCCTGCCAACTGCAAGTCCATCATCTTGAAGTGCCTAGGCAGCATTCTTTCAATTTCGTTATTTGCCATGTCAAAATCTCAGATAAATTGCGACGTTCTAAAGCTCTAACGCGGCCCGGCAGGGTTTAACGAATTTTGTACTGTCTACATTCTAAATTTTCTAAAAAATTTTTAAATATTTTGTTGGTGTCTATATTATATTAGATGGGGGTGATGGGTGGCGGTTGATGTTGAGTCTCAATTGCAATTTAACTGTTTAATAAACGAACTGCCTGTTTGGCAGGACCTGCCACTTTTAACTGACATTTTGGCAGGTAGTTAAAGTATTGTTGTAGTTGAAGTTATAAGTTTAACTTGTTTAACAGCCGTTTTGGCAGCATGTTTTGGCAGATGATATGTCAAAATGGCAGGGTTTGAGTTGTTATAGAATATTCGTAAGTTGTTGTAGAATAAGAAGTTATAACTTTATTTCAATTCGCGTTGAATTGGTACGCGAATTGCTATATGTATACCGTACGGACAGGAAACTCTAACGAAAGGATTTTGGAAATGTTGAAAGTCACGAAAACCGTATGGGTAGGGAAAGACAAAATTGCTCCAAGGTTTCAAGAGGATTTACCCACTTCTTGGAGATGGGAAGAAAACCGGGCAGTCAGGGAAGTCGAGATTTTGGAATATGATGAGGATGATATCTCTGATGCCCAGATTCGCTCCGACGCGAATAATGGATTCGATCTTCGACAACGAGCAGAGAATGATTGGCGGAGCGAAGTCATGGACAAGAAACTTTCCAAGTTTGAGAAGATTCTCGCAGCAATTAGCCATGCACACGCGGCTGAGGAAACGGAACTCGCGGGTCAGATGGCAGGCGATAAGGCCGGAGCCTTGGCGTATTTTGAGGAAAATCTCGCGTAAGGGAAGAGAAATACCACAGTCCTACCGTCTTAACGGGCGGTGGACTGTTTTATAATGGCTTGGAGTTGAGTTGACTTAACTTACCCTTGGGTACCCTCCGTGTCTTGTGGTTGAGTATTATGAGTATAATATATATATATATAATAATAACATAATATATATATACAGGACATACAGCCTCAAGATAAACTCCACAAGCCAAGGGACGCCCCGCCGGTAAGTTAAGTCAACTCAACCCGAGCAGAGTTGAATGAGAAAACCCCCCATGTCTTTTCACCAAATGAAATAACAACGCGGCCATGAGGCAGAATTCCAAGAGGCAGAATTCCATGAAAGGAATCAGAGATGCAAGACAGAACTAGAACTAAAATGCAAGACTTGAGTCTTAGGGACTGGCGAAATAGCCTAAGCAGAATGATAGCAGATAGATATCAGATAGACATAGAATGGCTGGAACTCCCATTAACTGAATGGTGGAAGCAAGGCAGGAGTCCAAAAGAAGCTTTCCAAATAGCCCGAAAACGCCTGTTTAGATCATAAGGGAAACAATGGAAACAATGGAAACAAGGCAATTCTACGAAACTCTAGAATCCCGAATCTTTATACTAGAAGATGATGAAGAAAAAACCCTAATTTCCCTATTCATAGCTGGAGCAAACATAGCGGAGTACTGTAGATCAAAAGGAATAGTATACAAGCAGACAATTAGAAAAATAAACAAGGCTGTGGACAAACTGTCTGATTCTCTGGTTTTGCTTTTGCTAAAAAGCCCAAAAATGCTATCTGAAAACCATAACTTAGTAATTAAACTTTGGAAGGTAGAAAACCTATCTCAAAAAGAAATACACAAAGTTTCAGGTATTTCTGAATATGAAGTCAGAGAAATAATTTCCAACCTGAAGTTTCTACAAAAATTACTTGGAAGCTTAACATGACTACAAGAGAATATATGCTCCTATGGAAAATGGCAAATAATGCTAAACATAAACAAGTCAGAGAAATGGGAATAAAAAGTCTAGAAGCACTACCTAAAGAACATATATCCTTTAAAATAGAAAATATAATCATACAATTTCCAAACGAGGGACTTTGGATAGTTTTCAAAGAACTATTTAACTCAAGAAACTCGGACATTGTAAGATTTTTATACTTTTTCATAGCTAAAGACACAAAGACATTATTGGAATTAATGACAAACATAATGATAGAACTACAGTTAGACGTTAAACTGTAGAGGGGGGGGGAAGTGTATCTGATACTACAATTCCCGTTAAACTAACTCCCCGCCCGTTAACTATATAGGAAGCAGCAACTTAACAAAGCAATTTCATGCCTAAAACAGCCCTAGTACCAATTCACTCAAATAACTCTGTAGACATTTACCTAGAGATCGAGGAAACTCATCTCTGGGCTTTTAGCTTGTTCAGGTGGCACGGAAAGGCACCTTTTATTGACGGAGTACGGGCTCATTTACTCTATTCGGCAGAGGAACGCGAAAAACGTTTTCGAGATACAGGCAAGACTACAAAGGCTTACAGTTTCTCAGCCGCTAGATTATCTTGGATGTTAGAACACTCCCCGGAGAGATTAAAAGAAATTATCTCCAACTGGCAAGAGACAGGCAGGAGTTTCAAGCTCGCTCAAGAACTCCAAAGACCATTTAGAATACTCTACAGAACAAGTAATAAGTTAAACGTGACTATGATGAATATAAAATGCCCAGCAGTAGCAGAGATTAGTGAATAAAAAGAAAACATGCTAACCAGAACTTATAAAGACTGCGTAGAGTTTCGAGAGCCTACACACGCAGGTACACGTGTAGTTCGAGTACTCTTAGACACGCCAACTCCTAGAGTTTCATGTTTCGTAGAGCGTCACCGAACAGACACATGTTCCATTGTCCCCATGACAATCTATTGGGACGAGTTGGTTAAACGTGTAGAAAAGGCAGTAAAATTGCAAAAAGGAGGTGTTTTATGAAGTAGGTCCTATGTTCCTTCAGTTTGTGAAATATCATGTTAGCTAACAAGAACGAAACTCGAATCAACCATATTTTTAGGAAAAGAACAAATGCAAAAAGGTACTAATGAAGTTAAGTCTGGCGGAGAAGTTGTAGGTGAAGCAAGCTATGACATTTTTGACGCCTTGAATGAAGCCGTCGAAAATCTAGGCGAACCTGAGTGTGTCAAACTCATCAACGCCCAGATTCGAACAAATGCTCTAAATGAAGTTCGCAGCGTAGCGACAGGCAAGCCCTCTAAGGCGAGGATCAAAGACCTTGCAATTGATGAGCTTTGCAAGGAAGATTATGACTTGGCAGCCGAAAACGCAGAGTCCCAAGGCATTTCTCTTGGAGTCGCCTTGAAGTCGATTCTTGCAGAAAAGGAAGCAGAAATCCGAGAGCGTCACGGAATTGTGGACTAGAAATAAAACATCACTCCCATTTAGAATTAACAAGCTAAATGGGATTTAACTTACTTAACTTTATGAACGGAACCACCAATGAAGATTAACCCGCAAAACCCGGCGTATCCAGAAACATTCGTATGTTGTGTGGTTGGGATTTATGTTTCTTATGAACCACCACAAGAGATAGACGGAGGTTCGTCTTGGAAATGTTACTCCACCCGAGAACTTGCCGAGGCAGCACTTAAGGAGAACAAGGATGGGTGAGAAGAATCAACTGAAACCGTTGGACCCCCCAAGCGCGTTACTGTTTGTTTGTAAGTGTCAACACGAAGCAATACGGGCTGTATTAACTAATGACCCCGTACACAACCCCCGTAACATGAAGACGACGACAGCCCATAGGCTTTCTGATGGGTCGTACCAGGGGACATGCGAAAAGTGTAGCAAAACTAAAGTCTTGTACTACGCACCGAAAGGGGGAAAACATGAGTGACAAACTGCCACGACACATGAATAGGGCGGGCATGGGCCTGTGGGTTATCTTGCTCGGCATCGTTCCTCGGAACCATGAGCCCGGAACCCTGCCCGCCCGGGTTTAATAGGACGATTACGGATGAGGTATGCAGAGGTAGAGTTTAAGAAGTTGAGGTAGGTATTAGGGGGTAAAGTGTTTTAATTACAACTAATAGAAAGGAAAAACATTCTAGAATTTCATTGTAAATCAATTATAAGCCATAAGGCGAGTTACATAACAATAGTCTACAAAGCAGAGCCTTTTTCTATTTTATTCACCTGTGTAATTTATCGTACAGACAGAATAGCTGGAGAACAAATAGTAAACGTAATGGGTCTTGAAATTATATCCCCAGAACCTTTCAACGGCGGAAACAAAGAAAAAGGCTCAGAAGTATTCACCATTGCCCTAACTGTCCCAGAAGTACATTCTGCATATCGGGTTTTCCTAACTGGAGACTCCGAGAGTCTTGAGATCTTTTTATCTTCTAAACTTCGAGAACATTTAACAAACATGGAGGTTCCACCACCTTGCAAGTTACAACAAGTTACATCTTTGTCAGAGAACAAAGACCAGGGAAACTAGAGGTAGTTTGCAGGAAAACTGGCAAAATGCAAATTATTGCCAAACTTGACGAGCCTCTGGAAAGGATTGACTTACCTGTAGCAGACGGTTATCTACCTTTCGGCAAACGACCAATAGAAACACTTGAAAAACTCAGAGAACTACGCACACAAGTTATTCTTGACTATAGAAAAGCAAAGGCAAAAGTTAAAAAAGACAAAAAACCAAAGAGCCCAAGGAAATCTAAAAAAGGACTCAGAGCCCGAGTAGAAGCTAAACTTTCCTCAATGCCGGAGGAAATCGCGGCAATTCTTAGAAAGGAAATGGAAGAATGTTAGCACTCACGCGTAAAGTTGGAGAAAGCATACGAATTGGAGAAAATATTTACATAAAAGTCGTAAGTATAAAAGGAGATAGAGTAAAACTTGGATTCTCTGCTCCCGAGGAAATTAAAATCTTACGAACTGAGCTTTTGGAAAAGGAAGTCCAAGATGTCAGAGAACAGAGTCAATGAAAATGAGCAAATAAGACAAGAACTTGAACTTATTGCAAAATATGTTAATCGTTTTACCCAAGGAACAACACTTGATAAAGAAAGCCTTGTACATGATATATGGCTTGAAATTAAATTTAAAAATATTCCAATTTATGTCAGACATGTTAAACACAGATGTATTGATGCAATCAGGGCCAGGAAAACCAAAGTTCTCAGCGAACAAAGATTTACCCAGCAACAAAGACAAAGACAAAAACAAACAAATAGCCTTAAAACAGAGCAAATTGACCTTAATCAGATAATGCAAATGGCAAGTTTAACAGGTCTTGAAAGGGAAGTTATTTTTAAGTATTTTTACAAAGGAAAGACTTTTAAAGAAATATCTTTAGAGATGAGCTTAAACAAAGAAAAAGTAGAGCAAATTAAAAATCATACACTAAAGAAACTCAGAAAAGCAACAAGATTTCTCGAAAGAAAGGACTAGCTAGTTATGTTCAAAGGCACCTTTGAAGATTGGAAGAAGAAACTTAAAACAGAACTTCTTGTTGCCAAGACTCCAAGAAGAAAACCAAAAAAGCAAAAAACTATAAAAAGAGAACCTTTTATCTGGAGAGTAACTTCAATTGTTAATTCAAGAGTATCACATGCCAGAGCAATTAAGCTTGCCAAGGCAGGAGAACACGTTTCCCCTAATCCTTTTTGTAACTTTAAGAAACACGGAATGAATAACCCTTTGGAGAACTAAAATGCCTTGGCAAAAAAATCTAAACATAACTGATGTCTTGATTCCAAGTTACGATGGAGACCTACTTGTAATTTTTAACTATTTACCAAAAGAAGATTGTCATCCTAGTAGATTCACAAGTCTTTCAGAGTTTGAAGTTATGGAAGTATATAATGATAAAAACGAACTTTTAGAAGATTTGGATGAGTGTGAACTTTTAGATGCTCTGTTGGACAGGGAAGATGAAATTATAGAAAGAGAAAGACTAAAAAATGCAAGCTTCTAGCTACACTCCCAGAAGTCATCTAAGCATCACAACCTTGTGCAAATTCGCTGCTTGTCCGAGGAAGTTTTTCTACTATGCTCATGGACTTCAGAACTCTGGTACACGGGGACCATTTCTCTTTGGTGAGGCCATGCACCTAGCGTTTCCAATAATTCTTTCTGGAGGATCAGTAAGCACCGCCCTTGATGCCTTCCGGGGGCTCTGGGATACAGCCTTGGATGACAAGAAACGAAATCTCGAAAATGCAGCTATGATTCTCGGAAACTTCGCGGCGAATCATGGGAAAAACCCACACACAGGAGTAACTAGAGGACTATACACCCTTATTGAACCACCTGGTGGAGCCTTGGAAATAAATGACCGAGTTAGTGATTACGAAGTACCTTTTGCCGTTGATATTGGACTCAAGGTTCCTCTGGTCGGAAGAATTGACGGATTTTGCAAGCACAGAGACACTGGAGAACTTTGGGGTTTAGAGTTCAAGACAACCAGTGGCGATCCGTATGGAAACTTATCTGAAGGTTTCCTACGAGCCTTTGACAAAAACCCACAAACTGCAGGTTACTCAATGGCATTAAAGACTCTATGTCATGAAAATGTCCGTGGAGTAATACTTGATGCAACCTTAGTTTCTGCAAGGAAACAAGACAATCTGCAATACCCTGTTTACATCAGTAACTCTGAGATTCAACACTTCATAACTTGGGCACAATACTACGGTAGCGTCTTACTTGAGATGGAGAAGCGTTTTTTAGAAACAGGAAAAGCTGATTCATTCCCACAATTTTACACGGGATGTCACCCTTATGCATCCTTTGGCACTGGAGGTTTCACTTGTGACTACAAAATCCTATGTGATCAAGAAAACTGGAGAGATATGGAATCCGCCTTTGAAGTCTCCAAGAAAACGCCGTTCAGCATTGTGCCCCTTACTCAAGGAGCCAGTAATGAGGTGCCCAAGACTTAAGGAAAAACTTTGTATTTTAATTAAAGATATGCAATTAGATGCATGTGAAACTTGCCATTTAGAAGTGGGTACTGGTACGCTTACGAAAAATGAAATAGCTTATGCTAGAATATCTAGTTTTGTCATAGCCCTAATCAACAATACTGATAACGAAGAACTACAAAGAATATGTAAAAACAATGGACTTCTAACATCCTTAAAGGAACTTGGATTATGAGAGACATTCCAAATTTAACAGAGATAAACAATAAGTTAACAAACCATGAACTAAGACTTAAAAGCTTGGAAGAAAATGATACTATTCCTCCAGAGATAGCTCCGCCAATTATAACACCCAACAACTTTCTAATTGGCATGAACGATGGATGGTGGCATAAGAGTTGGGACCCATCAAATCCAGGAAGCAATAAAAATATTTTGCACTCCCATCTAAAATATCGAAAACCAATAAGTAAATCAGGTATCCGTTTCATGGATACTTTAAGATGCAACGACTTAGGTATCATTACATTTGAACACATCGAAAACACGCTGAAAAAAAGTATTCTTCTTTGTAATAGACTAAATGTAGATTTTTACTACAATTCTCACTGGATAATGCCACAAATAGAAGTCGAAAAATGTCTAAATCTTATTGACGAAACTCTTCATCCAGATTTAAAAATCTGGGGAGAACCTGCAAATGAAATTTGGAATGCAAGCCAAAATCCATACAAATGGATTAAAGAAATGTTTGGTGTTGATTTAGGGCACGACAAATTCTTTGAAGAATGGGCAAGAGTAGCAAATAATCTTTACAATGCAATGGATAAGGTTTTACCTAGTACTCGAAAAAGCAAGAAAGTCTTAGCTGGACAGACTGCGAATCCCTGGGTAATTCGACAAGTACATAAGAGAATAACTTATCCTATTGATGCAATGGCTCAGACAACCTATTACCGTCAAGGAGACTGGTATTCAGGAATAAGTGATAATGAATTTTTAACTAACTGTGAGACTAGATTCTTACCTGAAATGAAAATGGTTCTTAAACACCTTAAACAAACAACAGAAGTCTTTAAACTCAAACCTATAAGCTATGAGTCAAATCATCATTGGATAATTGATGGAAATGTTCAAGCAATGAAGCAAGTGAATAGACTTTTAGATCATCCAAGAAGTCTTAAAATGTTAAAAAGATCACTCACAACTTGGTTTGATAACGGCGGAGAAGAAGCTTTTATCTACAGAGCTTTAGGTCTCAATGACTCTCATCACTCGTGGAGTTTGTCACAAGATGCAAATGTTATAACTGATAGATACAATCTCATCGCAAACTTCGGGAACTAAAATGCTGATAGATAACTACAAAAAATTCGAAGCACTGGCTGATTCTAATAGGTTAAAAATACTTGACTTGTTTGATCAAGTCTCCGAACTCACACCTACAATCATTGCCGAGTTAATTTCCATTAAACCAAGTCTTTGTACTCATCACTTACAAACCTTAAAACGTGCGGGATTTTTAGAAATTAACAAGGCAGGCAGAATGAAAATTGTAACTAGAAAAATAGACAATTTCCAAGACTTAAGTCTTGAACTTAATAACTTAGTCCAAGCACAGCAACTAAAGGAAAAATCCCAATGACAAAACTTAGTGAGCTTGACACAGGACCAAAAAAGATTCTACTCTATGGAGAACCTGGGTGTGGGAAAACAGCATGGGCACTTACACTTGGAGACAAGGCACTTTACATAGACTTTGACCGAGGCTTAGATACAGGTAAGAATCTTCAGGACAAATTCACGGAACTCCGTGGCCTAGCAGAGATAGAAACTTTCTACGATGCAGACCCGGAAAAAGCTGACGGTTACGCAAGATTCAAGCAGTTCGTTATGCAACTTAGTCGAGACTGTAAGGCAGGGAGTATTCAACAAAAGGTTTTAGTTATTGACAGCCTGACAGCTATGATTGATGCTGCCATGCATAGTATCTTGTCAAATTCAGGACACCTCGGAGTTAATCCAACCATTGCTGAGTATGGCCTTGCACAGACAGATGTAACCAATGTTTTTAGAATACTTCGAGCGACAGATATTCATGTAATCTGTCTGGCACATGTTTTTGTATTCCAAGAAGGTGGTCTTAATCAACCTGAAGTAACAAAAAGGAAAATCTATATTCAAGGAAATAAACTAGAACCTAAGCTTACGCCTTATTTTGATGAAATTTGGTACATGGAAGTCTTTGGAGGAAAGAGGCGAATAAAAACACTGAACTCCGGTAGCCTATTGGCTAGAACACGATCACCCATTAAGCCTGTAATTGAAACAGATGATCTTTCACTAACTGAAATGTTTAAGCAGCTTGGTGAAGAAATATAAAACTTTAATTTTCCCCTCATCCCTAGCAAAAAGGAAACTAATAAATGTCAACTCTAAACGTAAACTTTGATGATGTACCCGATAGCAACACTCCAGAGCCAGGACAATACTCGGCTCAAATCACTGGCGTTCCTGAGCAAAAGCTTAACAAGCGTCAGGATGGAAACAACCTTGTGGTTGAAGTTTCTATCACTCAAGGTCCATTTGAAGGCCGCACAATTCGAGACTATATCCCAATCGGGACTATGACCACCAAGATCAAGAGACTAGCTGCTGCTGCCGGAGTTGTTGCAGATGCAAATGGTCTGAATCTTGAAGAACTTGCAGGTAAGGACGTGCAAATTGTCGTGACAAATACACCATCCGATGATAACTCGCGTATGTATGCGAACATTGCAGACTATCTTCCTGCATAAGATAATTAACAACTAACTCTAAACAAACCTGCTAGGGAATGAGTAGAGATAGAGAGAGGCAAGGGAGACTTTTCCTCTCTCTTTGGAAAGAATAAACCTTAAAGGAGATTTTGGACATGCCTGCAAAACGCGAATTCTTAATGCTTGCACATACTTATAGTGAAAAGAAACATGGAGACAGCGTCGTTGGCTGGTTTATGAGTGAAAAGCTAGACGGAATCCGAGCCTTTTGGGATGGAGGAATCAGTCGAGGCGTTCCTGCACATGAAGTCCCTTGGGCGAATACTTTAAAAGATGCAAGGCTGAGAGTAACACCAATTGCAACGGGTTTATGGTCAAGGCGAGGTAATGTAATCCATGCACCAGATTTTTTCATATCGCAGTTACCAAGTTTCCCATTAGACGGAGAACTTTTAGATGGGCAGTCTAGACAAAGCACACAAAGTAAAATATCAAAACATAAGCCATTAGATATCGAGTGGGAGAAGATAATTTATTATGTCTTTGAGTCTCCAACTTTAACTAAAGTTTTCGCTCCCGGACTTTACCGAGCAGACGCAAAAAATACTGTAGAAATAGATGCTAATTGGTGTAAGAGTTTTTTGGATGAGAGGATAGAAAAACTTCCTGGTATAGCTATACAACATCTCGATTGGGCTTTTAGCTTTAAGACTTTTGATGAAGTATGTTTGAACAATGAAGGATGGGATTATCTTACAACCAGTTCTCCTAATTTTAAATTTCTAAAGCAAGAGAAAATAAACAGTCTTGATGAAATGTATCATAAACTTGCAAGTATTCGAGAAGCTGGTGGAGAGGGTATTATGCTCCGCCGTCCAGAGTCAAGTTATGAATGTAAACGAAGCCATAATTTACTAAAACTCAAGAATATTTCTTTTGGAGAAGCTGAGGTAATAGGGTATACAACTGGAAGACAAACAGATCGTGGCAGTAAACTCCTTGGCCTTATGGGAAGTGTTTCGGTTAAATGGCGGGGAGCTATTTTTGAACTTAGTGGATTTACGGAAAAGGAAAGAAATTTACAATTCATAGAGACAAATGGAGTTGGAGTTTCAGCACATGAATGGGCATCAATAAATCCAGATACTTATTGTCCTTTAGGCATAACAAATCCATTATTTCCTATAGGAGGCAAAATACTTTTTACTTATCGAGGACTTACTAATGATGGAATCCCAAATGAAGGAAGATACAGGAGAACTTAACAATGATTATAAACAGAATTGTACAGATAGACTGGGTTGATAATAAAGTACTCACTGATCAATGGGAGTTTTACAAAGATTTGCCTTCTCTTAAATGTTATATGCGTAGAAGTATTGGGTTTGTATTAGAAGAAACGGATTTCTATATAACAATAGTTCAGTCTGTTACCCTAAAAGAGAAGGAAGAAAACAACCAAGTTTTAGGTTGTATGTCTATACCAAAAATTACAATAGAAAAAATTAAGGATTTATCATGACAGAAACAATAAATCTAGCACCTGAACACTTAGAACCTCCTGATGGTTCAATCTCGATACATAAAATTAAGGTAGGGAAAAATAGAGGACGTAAAGAATTCAAAGGAGTCTTAGACTTACGGGACTCTATAAAACAACACGGACTAATAAACCCAATAACCGTTTCTGAAAGACAAGATGGTTCTTATCACCTGATCGCTGGAGAGTCACGTCTTCAAGCGGCCTGCAAAATCCCTTGGTCAGAAATACCTTGCTATATTAAAACAGGCCTTAGTGAACTACAGGAAAAAGAGCTAGAGCTAGAGGAAAATCTCCGCAGAAACAATCTCTCTTGGGAAGAAGAATGTACGTTAATGGAGCAGATTGATGCTATAAAAAGGGAAACACATGGAAATGCAATTTCTGGGTCTAAGGAAAACAAAGGTTGGAAACTTGAAGACACCGCTAAGCTAACAGGCAAATCTATAGGTAATGCTTCACAACAAATTAACTTCGCAAAGAAAATGAAAGAAAGGCCTGATATAAAGGAGAGAGTTTCTCATCTACCTTTCTCTCATGCAATGAAAGAATTTGATAGGATACTTGAAGCCGAGAAATTAGAGCGACTTCATGCTGCAGGGAAACTTGACACAACTCTAGACTTTAGACTCGGTGATGCAAGGGAACTTGTTAAAACACTAGAATCCGAATCAGTAGACTTGGCTCTTTGGGACCCACCATTTGGAATAGATGAACTAGAGGAAACAAACAGTGATACTAAGAGTGGAAAACTTAAAGAGTTTGATAACCTAGATAGTGCTACTGCATCTAAGTTGTTTGATAATTTAACCAAGGAAATGTACAGAGTTCTAAAACCCGGTGGACATTTTTATATCTTTTTCTCATTCAATAACTATGAAAGTTTTACCTTAAGCCTTGCCTTAGCAGGACTTGAGTTATCTGATGTTCCAATTATCTGGGACAAGCAGACAAGTACTACAATATTCAAAGGTTATAATTTCATGTCAGCTTACGAGCCCGTTCTTTATGGATGGAAACCTCCAAAGACTCGGAGACTATCTGAGCCTTGTAAGAACATAATTCAATGCAAAGGCGTTTCTAAAAAAGGAAAACTTCATGCCTTCGAGAAACCGGTGGAACTCTTGGCGAAACTTATTAAAATGTCTAGTAACTTGGGTGATACCGTTCTTGATCTTACTGCTGGTAGTGGTAGTACACTTTCTGCTGCTGTTGAAACTGGAAGAAAACCAATAGGTTTTGAACTTGATAAGGAACATTATTTGCGGGCACTTGCACGGTTGGAAGATGACGAGAACTTTTTAAAGGAAAAAGGAAATGCCTAATGTCCCCGGCTATGGTTCACCTAATGCAAAAATTGCTATAGTTGGCGAAACTCCAGGAGAACAAGACGAGAGGCAGGGAATTCCATTTACAGGTTCAAGTGGACAACTACTCAATGGAATGTTAATGAGTGCGGGACTTGATAAACGAAATTGTTATTTAACTCATGTTATTAAAACTCGGCCAAAGTCTGGTAATTTTGGAGTATTCTATGAAGATAAAACACGCCGTATCCCGAGCAAAATGCTCCAAGACTCTAAGACAGAACTCTTGGCAGAAATTCAGAGACTCAAACCCAACGTGGTTATTGCTCTTGGAGTGGAAGCCATGCGAGCTCTTACCGGGAAAATGTCTATTGAAAAATACAGAGGTTCCGTTCTTGAGACCGTGGACAAAATCAAAGTCATCCCAACATATCATCCCTCGTATATTTTCCGCGTGTACAAACATCGTCCTATCGTGGAACTTGATTTCAAAAAGGCGAAAGAGGAAAGTACTTTTCGGGAAAATAAATACACTCCACCCAAGTTTGAAATTTGTCCAAACTTCAAACAAGTCATGGGAAGATTACAATGGATTAAATCTGAAAAGCCTAGAATAGCTTTTGATGTTGAAAGCTCTGGACGTGTTATTAGATGCCTTGGAATTGGATGGAAAACCAAGATTCTCAATAATGCACAATCAATATGTATCCCTTTCGCGTGCCGAGCTGGAGTTAGGAATCAAAACAGAAATATTCTTATGCTACCCTCATCAGATCAAGACTTTTTGGGAACGAGTTATTGGAGTCTTGAAGAAGAACAAGAAATTCTAAAGTTTCTTAATGAAATTTTCTTAGACAGAGACATTCCAAAAGTTCTTCAAAACCATCCCTTTGACGCTGAGTTACTTTGGAAAGAATTTGGACTACAAATTCGTGGCCTCCACATGGATACTATGGTTGCTCAACATTGTTGTTATTCAGAACTACCAAAGTCTCTAGACTTTCTCACATCAATCTACACGGATATACCTTATTATGCAGATTACGATGCCAGCAACGACGAATCTACTTTTATCTACAACTGTTTCGACTGCGTTGCCACCGTGCGAAGTTCTTATAGACTTGACGAAGAACTTGAGACAATGCAACTCACCGAGTTTTATCACAATCATGCTCAACCCGAGATGGAAGCTCTTACTAGATTGCAGAACAGGGGGATTCCAGTTAATGAATCAACTAGACAACAAATGCGTGTTGATCTGGAAGAACGAGTCGCTAAAAATAAACAACTAATGTCTAAAGAACTTGGAGAAACATTCAATCCTCGTTCTCATGTTCAGATGAAGAAATTACTATATGAGAAACTTAAAATACCACCGATTTATGACAGGAAAACAAAGAAACTTTCCAGCAATACTAAGGCAATAGAAAAGATAGTAAAAAAGTATCCACAACATAAAGAATTGTTAAATGGCATTATCAGTTTCAAAAGCACAGAGAAATTAATTAAACGATTTCTTACAAACCCGCTTAGAGAAGGTCGTCAGTTTACATCTTTCAATGGAACAGGAACTGTTACAGGAAGACTATCTAGCAGTGAAAATATCTGGGGGGAAGGAGATAACTTACAAAACATTAATCGTGGACCTATTCGTAAGATATTTGCATGCGAAAAAAATGAATGGTGGATTAAGGTTGATCTCTCGCAGGCTGAAGCTAGAGCCGTTGCTTGGATTGCGAAAATTAGAGTTCTTATTGATAAATTTGCCAATGATCCGCACTTCGACATTCATACATGGAATGCAGCAACAAACATATTCCATGTACCAGAAGACACCATCACAGAAGAGCAACGACATAGATCAAAGTGTGGAGTACACGGGGGAAACTATGGTCTAAGGGAAGTCACAGCTGCCGCTATTTATAAAATTCCCATAGCAGAAGCTAAACTAGCCATAGATGGATATCAACAAGGTGTAGAAATTGAAAGACTTTACTGGAAAACAACACAACTTGAACTTACTACAACTAGGTGTCTTCGTTCTCCAATGGGCCGACAAAGAATATTTTTTGACAGGTTAAACGATGAGACTTATAGAAGTGGCTATAGTACTGTTCCTCAATCTTTAGTTGCTGACATTATCGCTCGTTCTATCTTTGTCCTTGATATACTTCTCAAAGATACTGGTTACAATATTGTTTTGCAGGTGCATGACGAACTTAACTTCGTTGGTCCAAAGGAAAATCTTGAAAAAGTAATGCCTTTGATACTCGAAGTTATGGAGTTTCCTGTAGACTTCAGTGACTATAATGGAATCTCTGAACCTATGATTATTCCTGCTGATGCAAGTTATGGACCAAGTTGGTATAAGGAAGACCAAATTGAATGGACCCGTAAATAATGCCCGACACCTTCCTAGATAAGTTCGTGTCTCTTACTGAAGACACAGAAATCCCCCCAGAATTCGCCCTATGGTCAGGACTATCAGCTATCAGCTGCATCATGGGCCGTGGTATTTGGATAGACATGGGAATTGTTACTGTCTTTCCAAACCTATTCTGCATACTTGTAGCAGGCAGCGGAAGGTGTAGGAAATCCACGGCTATAAATCTTATGGAGAGTTTGGTACGATCTGTAGAGCCTAGACCAAATATCATTGGTCAAAAAATAACTCCAGAAGCACTTATTGAAGCACTACAACAAGTTTCATCTGGTGAGAACATAGTACTCAAAGGGCCCAAGTTTGAAGGCTTTGTTCTTGCAGATGAACTAGCAACATTTCTAAATAAAAAATCCTATGAGGCAGGAATGGGATCACTCCTGATACAACTTTATGATTGTAAAGATTTCTTTGAGTACCGAACTAGAGGAAGAGGGGCAGAAGTTTTGGAGCGAACATGCCTTGGCCTCTTTGGAGGATCAACCATTGATTGGCTTAGAAATGCCGTGCCGGAAGACGCTATTGGCGGAGGGCTCACCTCACGAATGCTCTTTGTTTATTCAGACAAGCCACCACAACCAGTCCCATTTCTCACTCATTCCAGTAAGAAGAAAAAAACAAAAGAAGAGCTTATCCGAGCCTTGCAACGATTCCAAAATATTGAAGGAGAAATGAAACTAAACACTCAAGCAATGAAAATTTATGAAACAGAATATATAAGATTCTATCATAACAATACTTTCTTTGATGATAAATTACTTAGTGGATATGCTAGTAGAAGACATATTCATATACTTAAACTTTCTATGCTTTTTTGTATATCTGAAACAGAGGCTAAGGATGTTAAAGTTGAACATGTTAACTCAGCAATCAGGCTTATAGAGTATTTGGAGAAATCACTACCATCTGTACTTAAGATGGTAGTAGCTTCTGAGAAAGGAGACAACCTTGATACTATTCTTCTTAAAATAGCAAAGAAAGGTAGGCTTTCAAGAAGTGACCTTATGCGTAGTATGTCTAATAAAATTGACTCCTGGGAACTTGAGCAGATAATTGAGACTCTGAAACAATCAGATAAAATTGTTGTAAAGTCTGAAGGAAGAATGGTGTTTTATGAAATCAGAAAACCTTAAGAATCATCTCGAAGCCGCTCGACGGCTCGGAGGCCGGGTTGGGCCGGTAGCCCTAGAGAAGACCCAACTGGCGAACAGGTCTAAGCTACGGCGAACAGGGCCGCCCTACGGGCCTGCACTCGCCTAGCTACACAATCCCGGCAGCTAGCAGATCATCATAAACTCCACCTGCAACCCTAGAAGAATCAAGTCTAAATTGTTTTAATGGGATAGATAATTCAAAAGCAGTACGGAGAACTCGCCTGTTACTCTCTGAAAGGCTTTGTCCCCATGCAGTAACTCTAGCAACCTTAGTAGACTTAGTACTAATACTTCTACGAAATCTGTCAATGTCATAAAACCATACATGAGCCTCAACTTCTGGAGTCACATTATGAATACTTATTTTATTACAGGACAACTCAAAGGGAAAAGGGTAACGACTAACAAGAACATTACTCGTCCAACTCTCAATGAGACGATTTTCAAATGGGTTAAGGAGGAATTCAACCAATGTTCCCTTGGCACCTTCAAGGATGTTATACAAACCTCCATAAGGCACGCCTGTCCTGATGATTGTGATCTCGTGGTGTGCAGAAAACTCAATGGTAACGAACCCGCGACAGCAAAGGTCATTCAGGAAACCATGCAAAATATCACTGGTGAAAATATCCGGAGTCTTGTAGCCTTCGACATATCTACCACAAACAGAAGTGGTCGTTTCTCTGCCGAGTCCTCCATCCATGAATCCATGAATGGGAATCCCAAGAAAAGTTTGCTTCCCCCATCCTTGCTTATAATCATACCACTTTGTGAAGAAATACTTAGTCTCAGAGAATACCACATCAAGATTCAAAGCCTTAAGGATAGCATGAGGAAACTCAATGTGGGAGTATATGAAGCGATCGTCACGGACGAGAGTGTTGGTTTCAGAAATAACCAACTCAGATTCTTTTTCATTATTGACGATTGAACATCCTTCAAGGGCGAGATGGTGGCGGAGAGGAAGCAATTCGTCTGTGGTTGTTTCAACATAAACTTTCATTTCTTTTCGCTTTCTAGATAAAAATTAAGAACATATTTCACTAACTGAAATATCATTTAGGGGCTACGATGTCAACCATCCTCCTGTAACGTAACATAACTCTAGCTGCACGTTTTTGATCTTCTGTATTTAAGGCTCTGAAGAATTTAATAGTATCTACGTCATTAAAGTTTCCGGGTTGCCGAGAAAGTAGGCTTTGTCTAAGAGTCTTAACAGCTTCTTGTAAAGGATTCTTACCTTGTTCAACTACCTTAGTTAAGAACTCAGTGTCTTGCAAACGTTTTCGGTAGTAAAGTTTTGCATCACCAATAGCTCCCTGTATATCTGATCGTTTAAGAGATTCGAAAACATCAAAGAACACAGGGTTTATTTGCACGTCTCCATGAATAAAGTTCTTACGACCAAGAACATTCTTAGCAAACTTACCAGAGATTTGTTGTGTTTGCTTAAACCCTACAAGATCAGGATGAGCTATTTGTTCTACATAAGTCGCTGTTGCGTTTGCAATAGGCGTGGAGCTTAAGAACGCACGAGTGGCTCTGTCGGTAACGCCAAACCTGCCGAATTTACCCATACCAAGAACACTTCCTACAAGTTTGGTAATGAAACTAACCTGAGGCATAGTGCCTAGGATTACTTTTTCCATTACCCCATCACCATATTTGAATGGATCAAGCACTCTCTGTGTAGCTCCAAGTAACTGTACTTCTGCCATTCCAGTAAGAGCAAACCTGACGCGAGATTGCCATTCTTCTTCCCCAGGAATAGGCTCTTCAGGGGGGCGACCTTTAAGAGCCTGTCTAAGAATACTACCAGCCATTCCAGCTCCCATGCTTCCTACAAGCATGGTCATAGTGCTTCTAATTGTTCCATAGATTTCTGCAAAGTTACCATCCTTTACAGCTTTCGGTAGAGCCTTGATATCATTCATCGTATCTACAAGAGCTCTAGTTGCACCAAAAGTATAGTTGGAATAAGCAAAGAGAATTTTTGCTATGGGCATGTTTTCAATCTTGCCACGAAATGGTGCAGCCTCAGTGGTAAATTGAGTCTTTGCTACAAGGTTACTTACAATTTTTGTCTTGGTTAATTCTGCTACTTTTCCCTTTCGAGCAAGAGCAAGTTCTTTGTCATCAAGCCCAAGACGTTTTAGTTGCCGAATATCAGCACCATCAGCCTTATGGTTTCGTATAGAGTCTACAAGTTTAAGCCCCATTCGCCCGGCAATAGTGCTGTTCATATCAGCCACAAACCTCATACCGGTTCCCGTTGCTACTGCTTGTTGTAAGTTTCTTGCAAGACCTTCAGGAAAGAAACCACGCTCAATTTGCCAATGATTGATTGTTTCCCTGAAAGCTCCAAGAGCTGTGACTTGTGATCGTGTAGTTTCTGGAGACACAAGTACGTCATGAACAGTACTAGCAAATTTCGCAAAGCCTCCATAAGTTGGTACAAGAGCCAGAGTCTGAGTAACATTAACTGCTACTGAGAGACTTGTTTGTAATGTACCCGCGACACGGGATGTTACTTTTAAAGTTCTAGTTGCTGGGTTTCTAGGAAGCCATCTTCCATTAAGTGGAAGACCTTGCCAAACGCGGAATACGTTATCAAAGTCATCAGTATTTCCGCCTTCTTCTGCAAAACGTCTTTGTAGTGATCGGAAATTATCTGGAATATTGTATCCAGTTCTTATGAGCACGTCATTGAAAACATCCTGAATAGGTCTTGGCTTTCGTTTCTTACTGCCTTCTACAGGTTCAAGAGATGTCTCAATTCCTCCAATTTCCTTAGCAAAACTAATAAGACTTTTCTTTTGCTCGCCTGTAAGGTTTTCTGGATCAGTACTCATAAGTCGGTCTAAGATATCTTCACGCCCAGCTTCAATAAGAAGACCCTCACCACGAGCTAACATTTTTAAATCATCAAGGGACATTTTATCATAAAGCTCAGCTGATCCTCCAATACTTTCAAGACGCTTAACAATTCTGCTTCTGACTTCATCTTTTGAGAACTTAAGATTTACTCCGATTTTTGACGACAACATTCTCATTCTCTTTGTGTTGATATTCTTCAAGGCATCACCTTGGCCGAAGTATTTAATCATAGCCAAGCGTTTTGTTTGAAGTTCCACACCCCGAGTAAGAATATAAAATGGATCAGTATGCAGAATTGGAGTTAACTTCCCGTTTACTAAAACGTGATCTGGCATGATTTTTATCTTACGGACTTCTTCAAGACTACCATTCTTACGAATAGTCTTTGCACCTAGCCAGAGTTCAAGACCTTTCTTTGCTTGGAACTCAGTTAGTTCTGGATTAAGCTCTAGGACTTCAGATACCACAGAAGCATAAAGTGGTCCAGCACCATCAGAAACTGCTCGCCAAAGTTCATCAGTAGCAAGCCTTGGAATTTTACCTGTTTTTGTAGGTCTAGATATGATTGTACTTCCGTCTTCAAGAGTTCTCAGGACTTTTAAATTTGTACCTTCTTCTGCAATCTCTCTAAAAATACCTTGATATACTTCTTTGAGATTCCGTAGTCTGTCCTTTTGGTCTTGTGGGATATCTAGTTTATCAATCTCAACAGGATTCTTAACGCTACTTGGGTCCATGATTCTACGCAGCATGGAAGTATTTGTTTCATCCAGTTGTTTAAGAAGTGTTAAGTCCTTAGATTTTGCGGCTCCAGAGGAAATCGAGGCATAGGCTCCAACATCAAGAAGTTTAAAAGCATCAAAACCCGCAGTAATTAACTTACCTTGCAAACCTCTTGCCCATGCATCAGCATCTTTGATAAATTGTGCTGAGGCTCTGCCTGAACTTCGCCGTAAAAGTGGCGTTGCTTGGTTAAAGAGTGATCCAAGAGTATCTTTCCAATAAGAAACAACTCCTTTCTTTACTAAAAGTTCTTCAGCCTCAAGATCCATCACTCTAGACATTACTACTTCTTCTGAAAGTGCATCGTCTATTTCTGAAGTTTCACTAGAGAAAGTGTTTCTTTGTTCTCGTTCTAGTTCATTTTCTTTTAATGTGATTTCGTTTCGTACTTTTGATCTTGCATTTTTTAGGTCTACAAGTTCAGGTGAATTAAGTTCTTTTTCTTTAATCACACTAGTAAGAGTAGGTAGTTTTTGTTGAAAAGTTTCACCTTCAATAGGTTTCGTTTTTGAGATTTCTCTGTTTGCTTTTATATCCTGTTTGTTGAATAGGTTAAATTGGCTGTTTTCTTGAGCCTCAGATTTTACCCCAAATTCAACCTTCGCAATATTTTCATCCAAAACTCGATTGATTCCATCAAGTTCATCAAGCTCAGAACGAATCTTTGTGATTTGGCTAGAGTCTTCATGAAGCATCCGATCAAAAACTGCACGAACTTCTCTGGGAATTGATTCATCTGCAAGAGGAATACTGGAAATTACTCCCTTGTATACTGCCATCATCGCTTCTTTAAGAGTCTGAAAAATTCTCTGAAGCCCCGCTGTAGGTGCTTTGCCCTCAGCGATATAACGCTCGAAGTGTCTTGCACTTTGTTCTTCTGCAGGTACATCCCATACACCATCTTTTACTTTGTAGAATGTCTCAAGAACTGCAAGGTCTTTTTCATCTATTGCACTTCGGCGGAATATATGGAAAAGTTCATGCACCATCGTGGAGATATTAGGGTTCTTCAAACCTTGAATTACTGCACGACCATCTTTAAGAAATGTTACTGCCCCTTGTTCATCTTGGAAGAGCGGGATTTGCTCTACGTTTTCCTTGAGGGAATCTGTGATGTCGATTGAATTGAAAGGAGCTTGACCATTTCCATCTGTTTCTTGTATGGCAGTTTCTGCTTCTTCTCGTGTATCAAATTGAGCTACTACATTTGAATCTTTATCTACAACACTAAATCTACCTGATTGAGATTCTACAACTTTTTTCTCAGAAACATCAACCTGCACTCTTCCCAACTGAGCCTTTTCATCAAACCTTCTTGCTTGTTTAAGTAATGTTCGAGGAAGGTCTGTATTATAAAGTTGATTCAAGGCTTCCTCTGTCTGACCAACAACCTTTGCAATACTCTTAGCATCTGAAAGAGCTATTGCATCAAAACCATTCCGAGCTGCGTATTGCAACATGGAACGAATTGCGAGGGCTTGTGAAGAACCTTCAAATGGGAAGTCCTTAGAGATCTCATCTGCTTGAGCTAACAATTCAGGAGCCTTCTCGTCTCTAAGATTTCTCGCATCTTCCGCAACTTTCTCTGCTTGATCTTTTGTTAAAAACTTAGATAATTTTTTTCCTGTTCTTGGTCCTTTTTCTAATTTCTTTCCATTTTTGAATACATTGTATTCTATCAAACCACTATCTAGTTTTTTTTCTCTTACTTCAATTTTAGCTCTAGCCTCTTGTGTTTTCTTCCTAATTGCATTCTCTGGATCACTCTGAAGTTCATGTATAAACAAAACCTTACGACTATTTTCGTCTGTTCTTGTATCAAACCTTGCATGAACCATTATAAAGTTTTGATCTTTAAAATGTCCTCCAGTTTTTTCCTTAAAGTTTTCTCCAGAATCCTCCAATATTTTTATTTGCTCCTGGGCTTCTTCTTTAGTCTTAAACCCTTCAACCTTTGACATAGCTTGAGCAAAATCAGCATCGTTATCTGAAGTTAGAGCAAAATTTCCATTTGGTAGTTGGTCTACTCTAACGTCCTTAGGCAATATACTCTGAGGCATCCGGACAAGAAGTTCCTTGTAATCTTGCCCTGGTCCAGGAATCTTAAAGTTATCAAACTGTGCACGAGTCTCCTGTGAATTAAAAACTGCTTGACGAGCTCTAAAAGTCTGTCCAAGAAGCTGATCTTTGAATTCCATCAACTGATCAAACCTAGAACTTGCTTGAGGGTCACCTTGATCAGCTAAGCTTTCTACCTTTTTTATTTCATCATTTACTTGATTTAATTCACTCTCAAAATTTTGTAATTCCTCTGCAATTTGTTCTTGTTTATCTTGAGAAATTCCGCCAAGTACAGTATTCACAAGTCCTATTCGGTTATCTTCTGCTGCTTTTTTGAGATCATCAAGCTTTACAAATTCACTTTCCTTGAGTATTTTACTAATCCCAGTAAAGATTTGTTGCTCTTTCCTAACCCCAGCTTGTTGCAAGGCCTTAACAACTCTCCCTGCCGGAAGTTGGCCGTTTGCATCCTTGAAAGCTTTTCTTGTATCTTCACTTTCTAAAAAGCCTTGAAGCGTGTCTACAAAATCTCCAACTTTTGTCTTGTCTTGCATAAGAGTTTGACCTTCAATAGCATTGGCTGCAATATCAAAGGCAAACTTTTGTTTATAAAATTCTCCTGGACCTACCCCATGTTTCTTACCAAATACTCGGGAGACTTGATCAACTAGACCTATTGTAGCAGAGACAACCTTTGGGCTTGCTCCCATTTGCATAATTTGATCTCTGAGTTTATCACGCTCAGGTACATCTATTACACCTTCATCTTCACTGATCTGAAGATTCTTCCCTGTAATAGCATCCTTAAATTTGCTATCTGGCAAGACTCTAAGTCCTCCACCAAAAAGAACAGTAGAGGGTACAACACCAATAAATTCTTGAAGTCTACGATCCAGGAAACCTTTTTCAATTGGCTTTCCAAAACTTGCAAGGGCTCCAGCTTCGTGTACTGTGCCTTGAAAAGCTTCCTGTAAACCTTCAACAGCAGCAGTACGAATAAAATCTGCTGTTAAAGATTTCTCTCCAAGCTTTTCAAGATTAGAAACTCTCTTTGTTGCAAATCCAACGGCTTTGCTGATGAGTTTTCCCTTAGCACGACCACCAAATTTAAGAAGCTTTGTAACTTGAAGTAACTCAATTCCGGCACTAATTGGACCGACTATATTTGCTGTACGCTCAGCTTCTGCTCTTGTTGCTCCCGAGGCAATAGCATCGTCAAAAGCTCCTTGACCTTCAACAGCATAACTGAGAAGGAAACTACCTATGCCAGCTACTCCTAGAGCAATTCCTGCAGGAAGAAACACTGAACTAAGGGCACCAATTGCAAGTAAACTTGCAAAGAAAGGAATCTGGCTTGAAGTCACCCCAACAAGTGCTTTAGGACTTGTAAGAAGATCAAAGGCTGAGTCTACTTGTTGTGGTGCTAGTTGAGGGTTTCGTCTCTTGTAAGCTTCTAGGAAATTCCCACCCTGTTGCAAGAAATCATCGTCTCCGGGAATAAGACTTGAAGCTCGACGAAGTACAGAACTACCTATGTCTACAGCCCCGAATTCTGCTGCACCAAATGTAGCTTGCATCCATGTAGGAATTCTATCCGGCTTAATAATTCCGGGCTTAAAAGTGTTGACATTTGTGGGTACATTAGTTTGTTGACCAAACGCACCAACTTGTGTTGATCCTTGTACAGAAGGAGAACCACCAATTAAAGAAACAGGTCTTGGAGGCATAGTGTTTATCCTTAATTAGACTGCATTTGTTTTAATTGATCTAAAAATGCAGTAAGAATTATAGCTTGTTTTGGTGTAAGAGCATTTGTGGAATTTAAGTCTAACTTTATTTTTTCTCTTTCAGCTGAATTTTTTGCTGAAAATATAAGTGATAAAGTATTTAACAAAATAGCTTTATCTTTTCTAGGCATACTGTTTAAGTTTATGGAATGAATTCCACTATCCGTTTTGAATAATTCTTCTGTAGAATTACCACCTGTAAATTTTAATTCTCGTCCAACTAATTTAGTTTCAAAGTCTTTCAAATCCTTTACAAATTCTGCAGGTATTGATCCTCTTCTTTTAGCCTGATTAATTTTATTCTTAAACCTATTTCTTGAATTTGAAAATTCCTGATCAATTAATTTATTTTTAAGACTGCCTTTTCTAAATACATTAGTATCATTATTCAATAAAATCTTAACTTTCTTTTCTACTCTAGAATCAAAAGACGCTGGATTTACAGTTTCAAATTCTGAATTACTTAGAACATTAAAATCTGGTTTAATTTTTTTGCCCGTAGCAGACTTAGCTTCAACATCAAAAATTGAACGAACTCTATCTAGATTTTTTGCTTTGTCCTTTTTAGGATTTACAGGACCAGAGTCTTCAGGTCCAAGATTAAATGCATTATTAAGTTTTGAATCAAGAGTCTGATTGATTATATCATTAACGGAATTACTAACACGATTATTAGTATTCGCGGTCTTTTCATTAGGAACAGGACCTTGACTAAAGAACCCAGCTTGTGATAAAGCTTCCACGTCATTAAAGGAACCACCGGCTCGTAAAATATCCATAACTTGTTGAGTTCTTGATCTCTCTGCTTCTTGTCGTAGAAGTTTAGCATCAGCTACTTCTGGAGCTATTTTTCGAAGCAACTTATCTGCATCTTGAATTTGACGAGCATTTAATTCATCGGAAGTTAATGCTAATGGTCTATCAGCATTTGCAGTTCCTGAGTCTTGTCGTTCTTGAAGTTGATTTAGCGTAAGCGTCACACCTGGCATAGCAGTTTCAGACCTTGCAACTTCTGCCCTACCAGCAGCTATAAGTTGTTGTCTGGCATTTTTTGATCCTGCGTTATTAAATCTAGTTTCTAAAATAACTGATCGTTTGTCATGTTCTGCTATTATGGTTCTTTTTTCTTCAGCATTCAAAATAGCATTTTCAGATACAAACCTTTGTGTTTGAGCATTCAATAAATCTACGTTAGCTTTAAGACCTGCAGCTACAGTGTCTGCATTCCTTATAGCTTGACTATTAGCAAATTTAAATCCTTCTCCTTGAGCTTTAGAACTATCCAACTGTTGTTTAGTAAGTGCCTGTCCTAAGTCAAAAACACTCTGTTGATTTTTACCTACAAATTGCGAGTTACTAAGATTTTGTTCAAACAACGCTGTCTCTGCTTCTAAGGCTCTGAGCCGTATTGGAGCAGTTTGTTCATTAAAACTAAGTTTCTGTTCTAGAAGTTTAGAATTAATTTGATTTACTTGTTGTTGATGTGCTTGATTAGTGATCTGTTGAAAACCACTAAGCACAGTAAAAAAGTCATTGCCTTGTGACATAATATATTTCCTTTTAGTTAACCAAATCCGCCACCTACAGCACCAAATATACTACCAACATTAAGACCTGTTCCTGGAACTCCAGCACCAAAGAGACCACCTATTTCATTACCGAAACCTTGACCACCAAGCAAACCACCCAAGGCTCCACCTAGAGAGAATCCTCCAGTTTGTGGAGTTTGTACAATTTGTTGCGTTGGAGACTGTGCAAATCCAATAGCTGAACTAAGTAACGGATTAAATTGTGGTAAGTTACTTTGAATTCTTTGTTGTCTAAGTTGACGAAAGAAATCCTCTTGTGCAATTAGCTGTGCATTTCGCTGCTCAGGAGCAACTTCTCGTTGTCTTGCAAGACCAACTCCTGCAACTTGGTTTTGCTCAGCTTGCAAAGTAGCCTGTTGATTTGCAAGAAGTCTAGTTTGTTCAAGCTTACCTAGTTCTGAACCTATAACACTTGTCGCTTGTCTGTTCGCATCTTGAAGAAGACTTCCAAGTGTGTTGCCTACGCGTGAAGAAAACCTACTACCTCCCGCACTTGCTGCTTGTTGAATTGCAGGAGTTTCCCTTTCAATTAGTTGTTGAATAGAAAGGTTTAAAGGATTTTCAACTGTGTCTTTAAACGTGCTTAGAAAAGCATCTTTACCAATTAAAGAACCGGTTTGTCCAGAGAGTAATCTACTCAAAGCACTATCACTTCCTGCAAAAGTAGAATTTGGATCAAAACCTGAAATATTGTCTCTAAGTTGTCTTTGAAAAGGCGTAGTGTTAAATAGTCGTGTAGCTTGATTACTGGTAGCTGCCAGACTTCCCGGCAAGGCTCCTTTTGACTTCTGAAAAGTACTAGGGTCTGTAAATAAGTTACTTCCAAAAAACTCAGCAAGTTTTTTCTGTATATCTTGCTGACCCGCAGATAAAAGACTACGACTACTTGTATCCACTCCATCATTACCACCAAATAACCCACCAACAGCTCCAGTTACCGAAGATAACAAACCCATTTTATTTTTCCTTTACAACAGGGTCTAAGATTTCATTTTTATGAAGAGGAAATTCAAAATCATCTGGAATAACAAACTCCATAGTTGTTGACATGTTTTTGAATTTCCAAAGTTTGGAGACCCCCATTGGGTCTCTGTAAGATTCTATTCTTAATTTATTTTTTCCAAAATTCTCAGTCCAAAGAATTACCCTATGCATGAGAGAGTCAATAAGATCAATATTTGTTTTTTCTGTATTTCTCCAAACTTGATAAATTAAAACTTGCGATTTTTCTGGGTAATTTACTGCAAGAATAAAAGCTAAAAGGTCTCCAACTTTTTTAGTTTCTTTATCATAATCCCAAGTCTGAAGAAGATAAATATTTTCTCCATTTGTTTCAAGGCCATTCTTAAGTTCTTTTATAGTCCTTTCATGGTCCATGTCTACTTCATCAAGAAGAAAGTAATCCATTTCATCAACGCCGTCAGAATTTCGCACTCGGATTGTTTTCATTTCAATTTCGCCTTTATTTTGTTAAGTAAATAATTAATTTTTCTATCCAACACTAACGCTCTTTTTGTGCATTTAGGACAAGTAGAGACAGCTCCCCAAGAAACTAATTTCATATGCATAGACATAAAAAGACCAAAACTCCTATCCTTAATTGCTAACTTCCACATTGTCTCTATATAGTCAGAACGCTCCGTTTTAATTATTTCAAATCCCGGAGCTTTTATTCTTGTTGTTCCCCAAGAACTAGGATATACTTTCCTTTTATCTACATCAACAACTGCAAAGAATATTATAAATAGTTTTGTTAAGAAGAAATATTCAACAGTTACACCATTTATTTTTTTAGGTAATCTTTGCTTTAAGTCTTTCTCCTGTTTTAACAAAGTTTCAAAATCTTCAAATTGAACAACAATATCGTAATCTTTTGGAGGTCTCTTTGTTCCTTTAACTACTAAAGACCCTGTAAGTCCTATTAGAGAAATCCCTGAAATACCCTTAAGCCATCCTATTTGTTTTTTAATCTCTGACCATTCTGGAGGAACCACAATCTCAGCACCTCGTCGATACTTCCAAATAAAACTCATCATAAAATCATAGGCAACTTTATATTTAAAAACTTTATATAAATATTCCCCTATGTTATTTACCCTTCTCCCACAGTATGGACCTCCTTTTATTTTGCAAAATCTTTCACAAAATACAACTGTCGTCACAAAGGGCCTCCCAAACATATCTGAGTGCCATTTACAATGATTTTTAAAAAGTGAATCACATTGAGGTAAACTAAACTTCAAGGGTCTTTTAATTCCTATTTTAAGTCTGTGACTCATGAAGATACCCAATCAAAAGATACGTCGTAAACCCAATTTGTTTCAGTTCCTCCAATACAGTCTGTTGTCCAAGTATCTCCAGAGTTATAGGAAAGAGTTAATTCTAGTATTGGACCACTAGGACAACATTCTACAGTGTAAGTTCCACTTTGACCTGCACCTTGTAAACATAAAGTATCCATTTTCCCTTGAATGCATTTAGCAACAGGAAATGCGCATGAACCGGTAATACCACTATTTTGAATTGTTGTTACAGGGAAATCTATTTCAGCAGTATCACAAACAAATTCTGTCCCCGCAGATTCAATAGTATCCGTATCTTCCCAACAATTATTAGCATCGCAACTAAAAATACATGGACAATTTGCACATAGAACTATTTTACCTAAAACATTCTTAATCACTTTTCCTGTTTGTGTCCAAAAAGAACTCATAGGCATGCCGCCGTATCTACCCAAGCCAGTCCGCCTGAAGCACTATGGGTGAGTACTTGTTGATTGCCAGCAGTGTAACCTGAAATTGTAGAAATATCTAGGAAATAAGTTAATTTATTTGAAACTCTTTCTACATCAAGATCATGATCTTTTGTAGCATCCCGAGTAGAAGTTTGTAAGTTATTAAGCAAGAGTTCTAGAAAGTTTGCTGTCTGTCCATCTGCAAGTGCAACAAGTTCATCAAGTCCATTAGCTTGAATTATTGTTTGAAATACATTATTAACATCACCTTCCTCGATAAAAAGATTAAGTATACTATCTGCTGTAAATCTGCCATTTAATCTTCTGAGATAATCCAATAAATCCCGAATCCATTTCTCCATAGATGCCTTATCTTCAACATTAGGCATAAGAGGAAGTTGTTGACCGCTTGTTATACTCATCTAGCACCACCAGGACGAACCCATATTCTCAACCATTTAAGACTAAAACCGCTTCCATTTGTATAAAAACGAAGTCTACAAGTTTCTCCAAATACGTCAACAGGAAATTTATACCTTGTCCAATTAGAAGTAAGAACTTGATCAGTTACTACGTTCTTCCATGAAATTCCAGCATCCACAGAAATATCAATCGTGACTTTTGCACCTCTAAGTTCTACATCAACATCTATCCAACGACCAAATTCTGAAGCGTAAACTTGAGGAAATGTAAAATCTTTAGAATTCCAAACGGAGGTAAAGGAAGTTCCATTGTCATCTTGACTAATACCGTCAGATTGAAAAGTAACTCCTGCCTGCGTTCCTAAGATACGAACTGGAAATCCTTCTCTAATTGACCCACTATTCCATGGTAGTGTTTGATCAATATCCTTTGCTCCTCCAGTCCATGAGGTAGAGGCAAGGATTCCAGCATCCCAAGTAAGGCCAGTGCCTGTCGAAACTTCATCTCCTCTTGTAAAGAATCCCATAGAAGTAATTTGGTCATTGTAAACATGGGGACTCCATCTTGTGTTTTCTATCTTAAATAGATCATACTCTACAAGGTAAATTCTAGTTGTTGTTCCTGATGTTGGAATTACAAAATAAACTTCATTTACAGGTGAGTCATGAAAAGCAAAGGCTTGATTTGCTAAGTCTAAGTTTATGTTTCCCCTGTAATCTCCCTGTGCTGCATCGCCAACAGTTCTCAAAAGTCTTGTACCATCGAATAGATAGAAGTTCTCTTGTGAAATATAAATATGAAAAGGTCCGAGATTTACAATGGCTCTAGGTGAAAGAAGTCTAGTCTCCCGTAAGACTTGCTCATATGAGAATACTAAATTACCCCCAACAAAAGCAAACAGACCTATTGCATTTTCTGAGTATATTGCAAGCCTATCTCCAAGATTTAAAAGTTTAAGAATTGGACCTTGAGAATCTGGTAGTAGTTGTTCTCCAGCCGTATCATTAACTCCAGAAGTAAAACCATCTGCCTCTTGGAAGTTTCCATCATTACTCCAAATAAGATATTTTTCCTTTGTTGCTGCGTCTGTAAAATTTCCAAAAACTAAGTGATTAAAAAACAAAGCAACTGTAGTAGCCTTAAAGGAACCTCCGGCATTTATGTCTGCCGGATTATAATTAGAAAACTGTCCAGTTCCATCATACCAAAGAACATTGTCTATTCCATTAGTAACAAAGAGATAAGTATCTGTATCATCTGTACCAACAACCCAATCTATTGGATTGTTTATTGTTCCTGTAGAAGGAACAACCAAAGAGGCTGTTTCATCCGTTGCTCCGTTTGTAGTTGCCACTGCTAAAACATTATCAGATACAACAATATCGGTATCAGGATTACTAAAGTTAACAGATACTGCCTGATAAACTCCTGCGTTTGTAGTTCCGATGATTTTTATATAATCACCAGCACTATAAACACTCGACTGATCTCCAGTTAACACAATGTTTCTAGGACTTGATCCAGCAGTAAATTGTCTACAAACGTCTAATTCTCCCCCGTCTTGAGAAATATTTATCCACTTATCTGTTGTTTTATCAAATTTAAATTGATACTTTGTTGTAATAGCAACAAGTTGACGAGCACCAGATTCAGTACTCCACTCTATTAGTTCCATCACAGGATCAATAAGACTATTCCCAAGGGTAAGATATCCCGACCTTGAACGTAACAAACCATCAGTTACTACAACATTCTCCATTAAAGGAGAAAATTGTGGATTAATTAAAGTTGCAGGATCAATAGAATCCATCCCACTGTGAGGATAAATACTATCAACAGAAACATAACCCTGTTGTGGTCTGGTCATTATTTAATCCTTATAATCCAGACAACTGTGAAGTTAAAAGGTTGAGTTTCATTACCTGGACGAGCGGCTCCTGCGGCAGTTAAATCTGCAGGAGCATTAACATCAATAATACTTTTAGTGCTAGCATCTGTAGCCGCAGTACTGTTAGCCTTTGCAAAGTTATCAGAACCTCCAAGAGTTACATTATTTCTTTCAAAAATTCTATGATCGTGGTGCTGAATTGTGTCATCAGCAAAAACACCTGACGTATCCCCACCTCTAAGAAACACACCTCCACCCGCAGTTATTGCCGCCGAACGATTTGTTGCATCATTGAGATCAGGAATTACCTCAGTGTTCATTGGTGAATCAGTATCACTAATCGTCTGACCATTGCATTCAAGCCAAAGACCTGGAAGACTAGGCACTCCAGTCATTGATTTATGCCAACCAATAATTGTACCGACTGGCATTATAGACCTACTAATTGTATCTGTTAATGCATTTACTAAAGTATCAGTAAATGCACTACCATTCCAATGTTGTAAAACATCAGTATCGCTGTCTATAAACAATCTTCCATTATCCTCTGCTGCAAGGGAAGTTCCCTCAAGCCTTGTAGTTGGTGCAGTTGCTTGATAAAATGAAACAGCACTACCTGCAAGGTGAGCTCCACCGGCAGAACTTGCCGCAGCTGTCACATGTTCTTTATCTTGCCTAATGCCAAAGGCTTTACGAACATCCCGAATCTCCTTTGCACCATCTTTAATAAGATCAGCATCAGCAGGAGCCGTAACGTCCCAACCTGTACCTGTTCCATCATGTGCCATTAAATTGCTCCTTAATCTACAAAGGGTCTAAGCCAAGGAGTCGGACCAGTGTCCAAATCCTTCCTTCTTTCATCAAAAACTCTGACAATATTTCGTCTTCTATTATCTGCACGTTTGGCTCTGATAAGAGCTTTCTCAAACTTCTTCTCCCACAAAACTGCCAATTGTTCTTTTTCAATAGCTGCAAATACATAAGATATTACAAAAGAAGTAACTGCTCCATCAATATTTCGAATGGTGTTTTCTGCTCCATCAACTGGCTGCTTAGAATATCTTAAGTTTAGTGTATAGGCGGAATCAGGAATAGGTGCTAGATACAAAGTATCCCCTTTTATATAACAATATGTTGGTCTTGATTCATTTGTATCTGTTACATCAGGAAAAAGCCTATCAAATTTTTCTTCACTAACATAGTCAAGAATATAACTTTGCTCAGTTCCCTGAATAAGCCTAACACTAAAAAGCTGAAAAATCCCTAAAGAAGATAAGTCAATTGTTTGAGTAGAAGCCACAGTTAAAATTGTATTATCTGCAAACTTAATATCTCGCCAAGTATGACTGTTCGCGATCTCCTCTAGGGCAAGGTCAATGGCACTAACTATCAGAGCAGACTTATCTGTCCGACCTGTTGCTTCTTCTACCGCCGTCTTAATTGCCGCTCTTGAAAGTGCCATCGTTTAACTCCACTAATTTGTAATTTTTGTCCATGTGTGAGTAGTAGAATCAGTATATGCTGTACAAATATAAACATCATCATTATCCCCATCATAACCTAAAGTATTTACTGTTAAAGGATCAGTAGCAGCTGTATTATCCGCCGGTGCCCCTCCGATGAGTAGTATCATACGATTAGGAAATGAATGTCGGGGAATTCGTGCATTCTTGAAACCCATTGCCTTGAGAATTTTATTCCCAAGTTGCTGACTTATTGTGTATTGTTTTGATGTTGCTGCCATAATTTATTACTCCATGTTATTTCAGTCTTTGAATACTCAATAGACTAGGGATGTTTCAAACTAACCCATCCCTAGTCTATCTAAGAGAAAGAACTTAGTAAGGACAATCCAACAACACAACCGCAGCTGCCTGAATAACTCCGCATTGAATTTTTGAATCTGCTCCAGCACCAGCGTCTGTAAGTAAAGCAAAATCGCTATCCGTGGCTCCAGCAGTGATACCCTGACCAATTGCTGGAGTCGTTCCAGTAATAGGTGTAGTAGCTGTCAACGTTGCTGGACCTTTAATTTGAATCCAACAATATTCACCATCCAATGGAGCACTGACTAGAACACCAGCAGGAACAGCAATTGTATCAGCAGTTGATACATCCGCAGTAACTGCATTCGTAGTATAACCTGTTGTTGCAATGTAGTTAACAGCATGTCCAACTACAGCAGCAATTGCACCTTTTGTAAACAGAGAATACTTATAACACTTGTTACCTACCCACCTGATATCCCCAAGGGCATCATTGTGAGCACTTGTAGCACTATTAGTATCCGTAATTTGTGTAACCCAACTATGCTTTTCCGACATTTTAATGTCTCCTTTTACAGTTAAAGTTTATTTAAATTAATCATGACCAAGTCGGCCAAGATTCCGAGGTTGAGTGTTGATAACATTACATCGTGAAAGAATATGAGCAATACGATTTGTACTGAAAGGAATATCCTTAAAGTTAGTCATTTGGAACCAAAGACCCGGATCATAAACCACCTCAATAAAGTTGGTATTCAAGAACAACATTTGATCTGCAGCCTGATCTGCCGACCACATAACTGGCACGCCTTTAAACCTTAGAACGGAGAAACCCAAATCAGCAAGACGGGTAGTTTCATCTTTAATAATTTGACTTTGATCTAAAGCAAATTCCTCATAAATTTCATGCTGTGTCTGTGTCATAACAATATGGGTAGGATTCGAATCCGCTCTGTTGTTCCCAATGGTGTTGTAAAACGTCTTCATATCCGAAAGCAAATTAGTTTCTGGATTTGCAGATTGTGCTTTATATTGTGGTTGCCACCAAGTATTATTCCTATCAAGTTTACCATAAGTAGCCGTACCTGTTGCGGCAGGTGCACCATTGGCATTATCCAAAGGAATCATATCATTAAGACCTTGAATTTCAAGGCCTGTTTCATCAGTCACAATCGTACCAAACAAAGCACTTTCGTAATCCTCTTTCATAGCTTGCACGGCGTCATTAATACGCTTTGTGACATAATCTTTAATCTTGTATTCTCCCGCATTTGCGGTATCATCAAGAAGATTACGTTGAACATGTGTAGCCACGTTTCTCGGTCTCCAAATCGCCACGGTTTCAAGTTCTGGTTCACCCTGTGGCAATACGCTGTTTTTATCAACAGCTGTAACAGTTGTCTTACCATACTTAATTGTTCTGGTAATTGTATCGCCACCAACTTGTTTGGTGAAAGTTCCAGCATCCATTAACAACGCCCAAACTGGCGTAGCACTCATAATATTATCTATCGTCTCTGCTCGAATCAACTCCCAAACCTCAGCAAACTTATCATCAATAAGCCTAGTTCGAGAGGGTAGTGTCGTAGCCATTTTCTACTCCTTATTTAGAGAAAGCTTCATCAGCTGCCTCATTTAGTAAACGCTTGAACCCTTTTTGTCCTCGATACTCACCTGTAGCAGGCTTTGTATCCATGACTCCAAAGGCATCAGGCTTCTCACTTTGAGTTCCTGTTTGTGAAATTAAAGTACCATCGCGGTTTTTAGCTATGAAGTAAAGTTCCTCCACTGGCAAAGTACCGTTGACTTGTTTGTTGATTTCTACCATTTGAGGTTTATACTTATCGAAGTCTGGATATTTCTTAGAAACCTCATCAATATTACTCTTAAGGCGGACACCTTCGGATGCTTCAAGAGAACTCCGTAAAGGAGCAATCTTATTATCTACATCCTTGAATCTTTTATCTATTAAAGGAACTAGAGAATCTATTGTCTTTTTGGCAATATATTTACCTAATTCGGATCTGGAAAGCTCGTCCAAATCAACGGGTTCTGAAGTGCCTTCAACTTCAGGGACGAGACCAGAATTATCTGTACCGTCTACAAGTCTGAGAACCTTACCCTCTTGCTGAGCAGAAAGAATTTCTCGAATTTGAGGATTAGATACAAGTTTCGCTAATTGTGAAGAAGCTGACATTTCGCTTTGTGTACTTTGCGTCAGCTTTTCTAGTTTATCTTCAAGAGCTGTATGCTGAGGAGTTTCCTCCTTAGTAGGCTTAGTTTCATTTTGTTCAGTTTCTGGCATCTTGTTCTGCTTTCTCAGAGGCTAATCTCTGTTTTCTAATGTTATCTAAATGATTCTTTCGCGTGTAACGACCAAACCAAAGTTTGAATTGTCTAAGAATTTCATTTTTATCCTTATATCCTAAAGGATAATCAGTAGTTTCTATCTTCCACAATCCATCTTTAGTCTTAATAAATTTAAGTTCGCAAAGGTTATCAGTTGACTTAGGCTTGATACTATCAGGACTAGGCAACCTTGTAGGAGTACTTACATTTCGCTTTGTTTGATTTATATTTTCATTCATAATAGTGCAGAACTTGCAAGGCCTTTTTCTCTACAAGCCCTGCGTAATTCTCCTTTCGATGTAAAGTTCTTTGGACCTCCAGGCCAATGCTCAAGCGTTAATCCCTTCTTGGGCCACGCTAGCACTACTGGCCCCTGGGTTGGGTCCTTGAGCTGCCACTGTCTGACCATTTCCTTGTGACACTGGTCGCACACCGGAGGGGATTTGTCCCGACTGTCCATTGGCCGAAGCTCCTCCTTGTACTTGCTGCAAGACTTGCATGAGTAACTGTACGTTGGCATCTTGTAAAAGTTCCTTATTAAAAATTGAAGTAAATTCTGGATCATTAAACGCATGTGCAAGATACTGTCTCAAGGCTACTTGATCGACAGTAGGATCTTGAACCATGACAGGATAAAGTTGAATAGCTTCGGCTTTACGGGCTTCTGTCGTCTGGAGTGGAGAGTCTGAGAACATAATTTCATAACTATAATCTCCTTTCAAATCAGCACCAATAAAGTTAATCCATTTTGCAGATGTAGAAAGATCTGTAGTTTGGATTAACTTAGGCATAGTCCAAAACTTAAACACAAAAGAATTTATAACTTTAAAAGTTCGAATATATAAATCACTAACAGCTATTCCTCTGCGAGACATTCGGTTACCAGAAGCTTCATTAACAACCAAAGCTTCTGTTGCTGTCTTCCTTCCTCCAGTAAACTCACCTGTTTGATTCCTAGAAAACCCAACAATTTCTCTAGCATCTTGCCGCACATTTTGGCTCTCAAAAACTAGTTGATTGTTGTTATTAAATGGTGTTGAATCTTTAACTGCTGAGTTAATGTCAAAACCACCGTTTATTCTAATACCTACCTTTACATCGGGATCAAGAACATTCTCTACTTCTTCTGGATCAATAGCATCTTCCTGATAAAAGAATCTTAAAATTGATGCTCTGCGTTGTTTTGACATTTGAAGATTAATGTCAATGAGTTCAGCCTGAGGATTGAGTAAATAATCCGCATCTGGAGTAACCCAAAAATTTCTAGCTCGTGGTACAAAAGCGACTGTTCCAAAAGGTAATCCTTCAGTCTGTAACTTATCAGCCTCGTTTCTTAGGAACTTTGGATGATCAGGCGTAATCACATAAATCTTCCCAAATCGGCGATCATGTATTTCCCAAAGTTCAACAAAGTCTTTCTTTGTTTCTCCAAAAACACCACTTCCTGGAGTGCTAATATCACCAAGAGTTCTAGCTCTTTGCTTTGCCTTGTAACTATCTACAAAATCTTTCATAGATATGTTAGGAAGAAGACCTTTATGACTATATTTTGGGTCTGATTTAATGTCATCAATATGCCTGACAACTCTATGGGCTATCCAAGGAGCATCATCTAAATCCATAGTCCCCCAAGGAACTACAATATCATGTGGACTAACATTAGACACCCAAGGCATTCCAGGATTGCCATCATTAAACTCATTTCTATTCCCTCGACCATCAAACTGTGTAAGAGTAAATCCACCCTCTCCACCAACAGCATCAAACTTTGGGCTAAATCCAAACTCAGAATCATACCCATACTTAAGAAAACCTCTACCAAAGAGAAAAGCATTCAAACCTGCCGAGTCCACAGCCTTGCGAATATTAAGGTCTGTGATAAAGTCTTTATCCAGAGTCTCTAAAATTCTAACTTTACCAACGGCCTCTTCGCTTCGAGCCTTGATTATAGCAGTAGGTCGCTGTATGGTAAGTTGTGAAAGAAGACTATCTCCTGTGGACATGATAATATTTGGGGCAGAAACATTTTCCAAACTTGGATGAGTATTGTAAAACATCTGCTCATTGACAGTCCAATATCTCTCCTTGCCAAATTGGAACCTGTATTCCAATCCCGCATTAATGGCTATTTCCCAATCTGATGGACTTAATTCCTTAAACATTTATTATCCTAAGCTCGCTGAGGTTTACGAAAATGCTGGGTCCAAAGATTACGTATTCTGGATCTAGGTATGAATGAAAGAGCATTCCATGTCATTTTTGCCATCCAAGCAGCACTTTCTGTGTCTGTAGGATGCGTTCCGTCATTCATTAGGTTACCCTCTAAACCCCCACCATTGAGATTGGCGTTTATCGTGTTAGCAAATGAGAAACTTGGACCTATATTGGCAGCAGCCCATGCTGGGGCACCCTCTGGATCAGGATTGGTAGCCGAGTTAAGGAACACGTGATCGGTATGACGCGAAAGAGAATAGCCATAGGCATTAGGTCTTGTATCTGCCGCCTGCAACAAACCGTCAGCGAAGTTATCATTAAGGGTTACATCATTGCCTTTGTTTGGACTCTGCCAAAGGAGGAAGTTTGGTACAGGCAGACCAATCGAAGCACAGGATGACTCCCAAATATCCATGATAGCAATGAACCTGTCTCGGGTGACATTCACAGTATTGTTTTCCGCCGCCACAGCAATAACTACCAACATTTCTTGGGTGAGACTCAAGGTTGTCACATCCAGCCAATGCGTGAGGTTGGACTCACTATGTTGCTTGGGTAATGCGACTGTCGCTATTGCATCTGCTGCAAATCCAACTAAATCCCAAGAATTATCACCCAGTACCTGAATATATGTTCCTGGATTCCAATCACCAGCAATTGTTTCATAAAATAAATAACCAGCAAAATCAGCATAACGATCATTGTTCGGCACTCTTGCGGAATATGTCGAATCCCATACGCTTAAGACATGATCGCCTGACGCTGTGACATTACTGAGTAGGTCAGGGTAGATAGCGTTGATCTGACCATAAACCGGGGCACTTCGACCTGCCGCATCGGGGTCGCCTTCGCTTAAGTGGTGGAACTTGCGGGGTCCACCCGCCGTAGCGGTCTGACTTGCAGACCTATAGTGTCTAGCAATGTCAACGGCGGACAGGGCTGATGTATAAACACGGATTTCATCAATGTCGCCATCAAGCATTGTTCCATTAGTGTAACCACCTATCACGCAAGTTGTAGACGCCGATCCTATGGTTCCTAATGTTGCCCCGCCACCTACATCTACACCATTTATAAACACAGTAACAACGTTTCCTCCAGTTCGCGTTGCTGCAATATGATACGTCGTGCCTGCAACAATCAATCCCGCTGCAGAACCATCTGCATAGGTAGTTCCCCCAATTACCCAACGAGTCTGTAAAGACCCATTAGAATCTACCCACAGATTCCAATACTCATTGGCGTCCACTCCTTGATATTGAATTAACAAAGAATCATTAGTTAAAGTGTTTAGATTTACAAATCCTGTAATTGTGCCAACCACATTGGGCTGAATGTCAGGATAAGCTATGGCTGTCGCCGCAAAAGTCCGCCACGCAAAGTCTCCGGGTGTTACAGAAGCATTAGCATCGGTTGCTACCAGAGAAGGACGCCCAAAAACTTGGTTATTGCCGGTGGCCAAATTATTGACCAACTTTGTTGATGAACTACCAGTGTCTGTTAAGAAAGCTCCACTGGTCTGGTCACACCGCATTTCATGAATTGGAACCTCAGGGAGATCAGTCTCGGCCACAAAGGTGCCAAAGACTCCCGTCGATACGGCGGTCATATTGGCCGTAATTGACGCAGTATTACCCGGAGCTCCTGTAAGGTCGAAGTTATCGTCATAGGTTAATAAAGATGTAGTGGCATGATAAAACAAACGCATCTTCATCTGTGCCGCGTTGTTAGTGGCTACAGCCAGCGAGTTGACACCTCCAGTGCCTACAGAATCAGTTGTTGTCTGAGCATTCCACCATGCCCCGGTGTCTGGCTGGAAAGTATTTCCACTAGCGGCCGGGAAGTCGTACTCCATAATGTCGCGGATAGGAAGTCCTTGAAACTCGGTAGGGGTTTCTCCTAAAGCTACCTTACCGGTGTTTCCTGCCGCATCAATCCTTGTGCCCGCTGTGATCCCGGAGGCCTGCGACGCCGGCAATTTACGCTGCTCCCACCAGCCTTCCCAGAGGGCTGTGATTGGACTCATAGACCAACCGTCGATTGCCGGGCCAGGCATGTGTTGCTTGGTCGATTCTGACCAGTTGATAATGGAATCACCTAGAAAAATAAGCCTAGGTTTATTCTTTAAAATTGCAGGAACAGCGGTTAAATCTGTTTTATATGGAGTAATAGGCATAACTTAACTTACTAAAGCAAAAAGTGCATTTGCGCTGGCAGCAGTACTTACATTAAAATCTACCTCAATAAACTCATGGCCTTTAGGATCAAACAAAATACTTGCATTTCCTGTGTTATCTGCTGGAGATATAATTTTAGACTGATTGTCTCCAGTAAGAAGAACTAAAGTATCACAAACTAAATCAGCAACGACTATCTCTCCAAGAGATACTCCCTTAGATGCTCCAAGAGTACAAGTTACTTCCACAAGTGTCTGCGGAATCCAAGTCACTTTATCCGCTGCCTTACTCCAGCCAGTAAACCGAGCAACAAAGAGTTTATCTACTGCATCAGAGCCAAAAAGAATAGCCTCTATCATATTACTTCTACGACTTTGAGAAATTACTGTAGAAAAAATTCCAGTTGTTTGACTCTCTATTGGAGTCGTTAATGTCGCATCTTTTGCTGTAAAAGCAGAAGCATTTGTACTATTTGTAGTTAATACTCTTTTCCATGCTGATCGTGTTGTAAAACTATAAACTGCCTGTGTCATTATTCTATCCTAAATTAAAACAGTTACTTATTGTGAATAATTTCTAATAATCCAAACACCACCAGTTAAAATACCTAAAGCAATAAAGCCTATACCAGCTTTGGCAAAAGCTTTTATTGTCCAAATACAACCCGTGATAAAATTATCATGATGCCTAACCATAGAAACAAATCCATTTTTTACAAGAATGTCATGAATTTCATTTATTGTCTTGAAATTAACTTTATCCTTTTCTTCTAACCTAGTGACTCTTTCTTGCAATAATGTTTTTTCTAGCATAAGAAACTCTTAAATTGGAAGATTGAAAGACTTACCTCTCGCTTGACGAATAATTCGTTTAGCAGCAGGTGTTTGTGATTCGTCTAATTCTGCCTTTTGTTTATTTGTAAGGTTATCAACATTTGGTTGATTTGATCTAATAGCAATTCCTGCAGCACGTTTAGTATATGCGGCTCTTGCAAAAGCTGCAAGTACTAGTCCCCAGGGACCAAAAACAGCCGGAGCCACAATTCCTATTGCTCCAAGAACATCTTCTGCATCAGCATTTTTACTTGCAGTCACTAATGCTGCTCCGGGTTGATCAGGAACAACTTCTACAGGTTGAACAAGTTCACATCCAATGATACTTCCAACAAAAATACATCCAATAAAACTAAATTTTGTAAAGGTCCGCATAATTAACTCCATGATGTTTCAGAAACTGAACCCTCAGAAACCAAATCTGAAGGGATTATAACTCTGTGTACTTCTTCGAGATATTAACTTCTTTGCAGAACCACGACTTGAATTTTTCTTTTTCTGTTCTTGGTCAACCTCTGCGAGAATTGATTCAAGGTTAAATGGATCGTCTGAAAGTTTATCAGGATCAGATTTAGTAAGCGTACTTGTCAAGGCCCAAAGTCCAAGTTGCATAGAGAGAGCATCTGCTAGGTCATCATTTTTACCTAAAGGAAAGGCAAGAAGCTCACTTTCAAGTTCTTTATGATGCTCTCGAAGGAATATGTTTCCTGAGGCGAAAACTGGTTGAAGTCCTGAGATTCTAGAGTTCTTGGACCTACGGTTATGGATTATTCCTTCTACAGAAAAATACAAACGTTCCTTTTTCATTCTTTCACGAACAAAGTATTGTAGAGCCTTTTGATAAGCAACTGCTTCAATCATAACTTTAATTGGCTTGTACTTCTTAACGTGTCGGAAAATTGCGTGAATTAAATCACCCGGATTACACTTTGCTCGGAAATATTCTAAAACATAAATCCTACCAGTATACATGTGTTTACCACATGTCATGACAACATTATAATCCGGGTCTCCTTTTGAGTCTTCTGGATCACCTGCTGGATCAACAGTGGTGTAAACCATGAGATTTCTAGGAGGATTCTCAAAATATTTGAACCACTCAATGTCAAACAGCATGTCTCCACTTCGCATAGGAAGATTCATATAAAGACATGAGAAAAGATATGGCCCCAT